TCATTGCAAGTTTTACATTTATAGAGGAGCCGATTGAATGGCTAAAATAGCGATCACAGGCCATACTGCTGGTATAGGACAAGCATTTGCTAAAATATATGAAGAGCAAGGACATGAAGTTATTGGATTAAGTCGTCGTAATGGGTATAATATTAGAAATATACCAAAACTGTTAGGACAGATAGAACCTTGCGATATGCTTATAAACAACGCACAGGTTGGTTTCGCACAAACAGAATTATTATTTTCTGTATACGAATTATGGCAAGGTAAACCAAATAAGAAGATTATTAATATTAGTACACTAATGACCAGTGAGCCCAGTAGTTGTTTAGAAGGATTTGGTATGCTACGATACCATGTAGAAAAAACAACATTAGAAGAAGCCATACGTCAACTACGTGCTAATCATAATTGGCCAAAACTGTGTTTAGTCAAACCCGGCAAAATTAATACACAAGGCGATGGCGGTATAAATGTTGATGCCTGGGCTAAACGTATTGTAAGTGTATTAGATTGTGAACCTTATATGCAAGTAGAAGAAATAGCGATTGGAGAACACTGGGGTTGAATCCAAAGGATTATATAACTAATCGCAACTTTTGTCCTATCCCGTGGACTGGACTTATGTATAACTTTGACGGTAATGTTAAAACCTGTATTAGATCCAGTGAACCGATTGGCAATATACAAGAACATAGTATAGAACAGATACTTAATAACAGTAGTAACAAAGATACCCGAACCAAAATGCTAAACAACGAACCTGGTAGTCGTTGTTATCCTTGTTATGAACTAGAACAAGAACAAAATAAGTTTGATATTATAAGTGATCGTGTGTTCTATTTGCGTGAGTTTAAAAATACACCATTGGACACATATGATTCTGTAGACAAACACAATTTACAAAAGATAGATGTACGTTGGACTAATCTATGTAACTTTAGTTGTGTTTATTGTAACGCAGACTTTAGTAGCCAATGGGCAAACGAATTAGGTATAACTGTAAACACGCCTTCAAAGCAACAGCGTGAAGATTTTAAACAATACATTTTCAAACATATCAAAACACTCAAGCACGTTTATATGGCAGGGGGCGAACCTTTGCTAATGAAAGAAAATGAAGAACTACTAGAGCAACTATTAGAACAAAACCCCAATGTTAATTTGCGTATCAATACTAATTTAAGTCACACCAATACACAAGTCTTTGATTTAGCCTGTAAGTTTAAAAATGTACACTGGACTGTTAGCGCAGAAACAATGGGTCCAGAATATGAATACATACGTCACGGCGGAGATTGGGCAACTTTCTGTAGTAACTTAAGAAAGATTAAAGACTCAGGACATAAAATAACATTTAATATGTTATACTTTGTACTAAATGCTTTTAGTATGTTCGAGTTTATAGACAAATTTAGAAACGATTGGAATTTTCATCCAAATGCATTTGTTATAGGACCTGTACTATATCCTGAGTATCTTAATATTAGACATTTACCAGATAGTGTGCTACAATTAGTCAAGAAAGAATTAGAAAGACGTGTTCAAGAACAACCAGGTTATCTACTTGAAAACAGTTACCGTAATCTATTACGATATATTGAACAACCTTTTGAAAAGAATTTAGCAGAAACATTTAAGCAATTAGCAATAATGGATGCCAGACGTGGTATCAATAGCAGTAAAATATTTGTAGATCTATATAAGGAAAATAAACATGGCAAAACCGTTTGATGTATCAAAATTTCGTAAAGGCCTTACTAAAAGTATTGCTGGCGTTAGCTTTGGTTTCAATGATCCTACTGATTGGATATCGACAGGAAACTATGCGCTCAACTATCTTATCTCGGGTGATTTCCACAAAGGTGTACCACTCGGTAAGGTAACAGTATTTGCTGGAGAGTCAGGCGCAGGCAAAAGTTATATCTGTTCAGGCAATATTGTAAAAGCCGCACAGGATCAAGGTATATTTGTTGTACTAATTGACAGCGAAAACGCACTTGACGAGGACTGGTTAAAAGCACTAGGTGTAGACACTAGCGAAGATAAACTGTTAAAGATGAATATGGCAATGATTGATGACGTTGCCAAAACAGTAAATGACTTTATGGCAGAGTACAAGAGTATACCAGAAGATGACAGACCCAAAGTGCTGTTTGTTATCGACAGTTTAGGTATGTTGCTAACACCAACTGATGTTGATCAGTTTAGTAAAGGTGACTTAAAAGGTGATATGGGTCGTAAGCCTAAGGCACTAACAGCACTCGTACGTAACTGCGTTAATATGTTTGGTAATGCTAACGTAGGACTTGTTGCTACTAACCACACATACGCATCGCAGGATATGTTTGATCCAGATGACAAGATCAGTGGCGGACAAGGCTTTATCTATGCTTCAAGTATTGTAGTTGCTATGAAGAAACTTAAACTAAAAGAAGATGATGACGGTAATAAGATTAGCGATGTGCGTGGTATTAGAGCAGGTTGTAAAGTAATGAAGACTCGTTACGCAAAACCCTTTGAAGGTGTGCAGGTTAAGATTCCATACGAAACAGGTATGAATCCATATTCAGGACTTGTTGATTTGTGCGAAAAGAAAGAACTTCTTCAAAAAGATGGCAACAGGCTTAAATACACAACTTCAACGGGCGAAGAAATTAAGCAATTCCGCAAGGAATGGGAGCGTAATGAAGGTGGTTGTTTAGATACAGTTATGAACGACTGGAATGAAACTCCCGTAAAAATAAGTGAAAGTGTAGAAGCCCCTGAAGTTGACTTAGGAGAAGAACAAGATGTCGATTGATGTAGATGTTTTAGTAGAATCATATACTATACTTAAACAATACATTCCTGCAAAGGAGCGCCAAGAAGCGGCGGATAATTTAGTTAGTATGCTTGTTGACACGCTATCAGAATCACAATTAAAAGAGTTTTCGATTGCTGACAATTATACAAAACGTGCAGTACAAGAGTATTCAATTGAAGAAGATGAAGACTACGAAGATTACGAGGAATAATGTGGTACAATAAGGTAGTTCAAAATTTAGAGAACATTCCTAACTTCATATTCTATTATGAAGCACAACTTGAAACGGCTAAAAAAGAGACTTTCATAAACGGTAGTCTTGAAAAAGCCGCGGCAAACTTACCAGGAATAACAGAGCATCGCTTTAATCAACTACAAGAAATTGAAGCGGTGCTTAACTACTTAAACATAGAACTACGTAAGAAACGTAGAAAATACTTTCAAAAATACCTGGAAGGATATCAACGAGCGTTATCAAGCCGTGATGCTGAAAAGTATGTTGATGGCGAAGATGAAGTAATTGAATTTGAAACACTAATTAATGAAGTTGCACTACTACGCAACAAATGGCTAGGCGTAATGAAAGGTCTTGAAAGTAAGAACTTTATGCTAGGCCACGTTGTGCGTCTACGTACAGCAGGTATGGAGGATGTAACACTATGATAACATTTAAGAATGAATATGAATCGCACGAACACAGTTTACAAACACTAGATCAGTTATATAACTATGATAGTTTTTTAGACAGTTTAGAAATTATTGCTGACTTTGGTTGTGGTACTGGCAGAGATGTACAGTGGTGGGCGAACCTAATGACTCGTGATGATCCACCTTTGCCACGTAATTATAAAGTCTATGCTTGTGATTTAGCGGTTAAGAAACTATTAGACGACGACGTTAGAAAATATGATAATGTGCATATGGCTGATGTTGACATAGATTCTTGGGATCCACCATTGCCTATAGAGGTTGATTTTATTTGGAGCCACAATACATTCCAATACATAACAAATCCATTGCGCACACTACAGGCTTGGAACAAACAGTTAGTTCAAGATGGTATGCTGATGATGGTGTTCCCAATGTCAACGTACTACAAATATGCAAGACCAGTAATTCATTCTCACAATATGTGTTACTACAACCACAACTTAATACATATGATGTATATGTTGGCGGTCAATGGTTTTGACTGTAGGGATGCATACTTTAAGAAAGAGCCAGACGATCCTTGGTTACACGTTGCTGTTTATAAATCAGGTATAGAGCCAATGGATCCAAAGACTACTACTTGGTTTGATCTTGCTGATAAAGGTCTACTAAACGATACTGTTATAAATTCTTTGACCAAGTATGGTTATGTTAGACAAGAAGAAGTGTTGACCATGTGGATTGACAAAGACTTACGTTTCCCCGATGGTATAAACTGGAAAGATGGCTAAAGAAACAGTAGTATTAGTAACAGGTGGATTTGATCCACTGCACTCAGGACATATTGCTTACTTTCGTGCGGCAAAAGAGCTAGGCGACTACTTGGTAGTAGGCATAAATTCAGACGACTGGCTAGAGCGTAAAAAAGGTCGTGCGTTTATGAACTGGAATGAGCGCAGTACTATCATTAAGAATTTAGAAATGGTAGACTACACTATAGAGTTTGACGATAAAGATGATACTGCACGACATGCTGTTGCTATAACAAAAGGCACTTGGCGTGATCATCGTATTGTTGTAGCCAACGGGGGAGATCGTACAGCACAAAACAGTCCAGAAACAGGCATTGGTGGTGTAGAGTATGCTTGGGGTGTTGGCGGTACATACAAAATGAATTCAAGCAGTGACCTGCTGACAGACTGGACAGCGTTCTGGGAAAAAACAGAGCGTAGAACAGATCGCAACTGGGGTCATTATGATGTGCTATACAGCGTGCCTGGTGTTAAAGTTAAAACACTTACAATAGAGCCTGGGCAAAGTTTAAGTTTACAACGACATCGTATGCGCAGTGAGCTATGGTTGGTAGCACGTGGACGATGTCGTGTAGGTAATGTAGAGTTAAATACACACGACGACTACAAAATTAACCCAGGTGTATGGCATCAACTACATAATCCCTACGATGATCCCTGTGTATTAGTTGAAGTGCAGTACGGAAGAGACTGCATTGAAGAAGATATTGAGCGCAACTAAATACACTATTATGCGAGCTTTAGAGTTTATTACTGAGTCGAAAGGTGTATTTGGGCGTCGTCAAAACGATCCATACGAGCATACTAGCGGAAAAAAAGCATATTTCTTACAGGCCCAAGTTTGGCCAGATCCTAAAGCACACGGTACAAAATACGATTCTATAGAGTCAATGAACCAAGTCATTGGTGCTATCGAACAAGACCAGAAAAAACAAATTGAATGGACCAATACTCCGACCAACAGCACACTTGCTTTTGGTATAGCAGAGGTAGTAACTGAAGATGGTGAAAAGTTACTATGGGGAAGATACTTCCAACAGTCAAGTTTAGACATGACCAGCAAATGGGGTAATAACAATATACCTGCAGGATGGAAACTTGTTACAAAGACATCACAAAAAGAAACACAAAGTAATTTAAAACCTAATGCGTTAATTGGAACACCTAATGGATTTCAAGGTGCGCAATCAATAATTAATCAAGTTTCAGCCAGAACAGATGATCCAGTTATTGTAGATGGATTGGTACAAACAGCAAAAGGTAAGTTAGCAGTATTTCCTGGTAAAGCGAGTCAGGATACTGCCATAAGAGATTACCTTGGAGAGATCATGGGTCCAATTGCACTAATGTCTGGACTTATCAAGAACTCAGCAACAGAAGAAGCACGTAAAAAACTTGCTGGGGGTGCGTCTTGGAGCAAGATAAC